TATTGTTTGGTGGCTGACTATTAGAATGTACTGTTTTTGAGTAGTAATTTACACCGCCCTGTTTAGCTATTGATCCGACTACATAGTTAGTACCACCGTTCCATGCTGCACCATCGCTATAAAATAAAGTTTGTCCTTGAGTATGAAACCTAAAATATTGATCACCAAACTCAAGCACCATAGTTTGAGTTGTATTAAATGTAAAAGATAATAATCTTGTAGATTTTGTACTATCTTTTACTTCTCTTACGAATGCAAATCCCGGTCTATTTTGTGCAGGTCCTTGTGGTTTAGCAATAAAATTACGCATTGTTGCTGCACCTTGTTGGAATTTATTATCAGCAATACGGCCAAACATTTCTGGTGATATTTCTCCTCCAGAAAAAGCTTGTTTAAAATTGCGTGTTACTGGCATAAATTACCTCCCGGATGTCCAAGGAACTATATGCTCGACAGTAATATCTCTATGTAAATTATCTGATTGTTTTGCACTATTTAAATAATTAACCATCATTTGTGAACTACGTTTTGCTTCTGCTGCTCCTTGATCACCTTTAATTACAGGGCCTGCAAGCATTGATGCTAAATGCCATGACAATGTAATGACAAATAAAGGAGAAAATAACGATGGATCAGTTATAAATGCTTGATATCTTAACATTGCATTTTCTTGGTTTGTATATATCAAATCGCCTTCTAATGAAAATTGTTGTGGTGTATATTGCCCTGCCACAATAGTAGGTGCATAATTACTTGTTATCCCTCCGGGAGTATCACCAGCAGACATTCTTGTAGCGTAATCGTTTTGGGCTGTAGGAGATATTATTGCAACAGGTGACATCATGTCCGCAGGGGCTACATATGCATAGTCCCATTGGTCAAGACTATTAGTTGTTAATGCTAAGTTTCCACGTTTTGATGCAAAGTTCCATGTATGCATTTCTAGCAAAGTATTTCTTGCTATTGGATAAAAACGTGCAGCTTTTTCTGCTTGAGCCGATCCTTCTGGTGGATTAAGCGAAGCTATTGTTGCATCATCGCCCAAATGAGCTAGGGCAAGGTTGCAAATATCTACTTCAGTTGCCATGACATCTCCTAAAAAAAAGGGAGGTTAGCAGTATTACTACTAGCCCCCAGTAAGAAAAATAAGAAAATAATGCCTACTTACTTGCTGCTTCAAGTTGACTAATAAGAGTTTCTTTAGTTTGTCTTCTATCAAGTTCAATACCGATAGTGCGACCATACACTTCAAGTTCTGCTTTAGTCATTGATTCATAATCAATGGATTGAGTAGTTGGCTGAACATCTTCTGACGGTACGGTTGTGTTTGACGCCACAGGTAGATCAGCTTCAGTTCCACCAACTAATTCAATATTACTATTGAACTCGCCGTTATATTCAAACTCTTCGTCAGCTTCTCGCATGGATTGACCAACGAAACACTTGACTTTAGCTCTGTAAATAGGCATAGATTCTCCTTATTAAGCTACGGTAAAGCCAGAAGCATAGTACTTTTGACCATCACCAATTGTTTCCACTACGTCAGCAGTAACTTTACCTGCATTCATAGTACCAGCAACAACGTATCTTGCACCAAGGTATCTTTTACCTTTACCTGCAATATCAGGATTAATTCGTACAACAATGTTCTTACCTAATGTAAGTGCTGCTGTAAGGATAGTTGCACTACTACCAATAACATCGTGACTTGACAAGTTAGCGTTAGCACTAGTAACCACTTCAAAAGTTATGCTTGTACCGTTAGCAAATGCTTCGGTTAATGCAAAGTTCATGTACAAAGCTGTACCTTCTCCAACATCTCTAGCTGTTCCTAAATCAATAGTTTCAGAAGAATATGCTGTTGTAGTAACCGCTTGATCTTCGCTCACTCTGAGCAGTTTGTCTGTAATCATTTTAGATCTCCTTTAGTAATAAACAAATTAAACTACACGAGCTTCGCTGTTAATCAACGCATCTACTCTTCTTAGAGGTACTCCAAGGAATGATAAGTAGTTTTGTGCTGATCCAAACTGTGATAAACCTTCTTGTATGTTTAATACGTTTTGTGATTTATCAAGTGCTGCAATAGCCATGCCTGAGTGAACTGTTCTATTCATATAGAACGCTGCTCTTCCCATTGCCATGTTTGGTATTCTGTACAACGCTCTAGCCATTAACTTAACTAAATTAGTTGAAGCTGCTGCTGTTTGTGTATTAGCACTACCAAGAAGGTCAGAAATGTCAATATTGCAAATACGAACAACGTATCTCCAATCTTTAACAACCAAACCATTTTTCCATTGGTAACGAGTAGCAAAAGCTTGTAGCCTTGTACCGTCACTATTGTAAACAGTTTGCTCTCCAAGATCTTCGTGAGTTAAACCTGCTTTAGATCCTTTAGGGAAAGGACAATAAACAGTATTGTCACCCCAAACAACTAGATATACAGAAGCGTTATCAGAACCTGATCCACCTGCATCAAGAATGTTTACAGCGTTGTCAGCAGATAAGTCACCATATCTTGGTGCTAAACCTAAAAACTTTTTAGGATCTGTTCCGGGGTTGCCGTAGAACATTGTTTCTGCTTGTGTCTGGTTCATTGCTTCCAAGAACGCAGTATCTTCAGATAAACGGAACTGTGCGGTGTTACCGTTTAACATCGCTAAGTCTTTGTCTACTTCAGAACGAGCTTCTAGAATTCCGCAAGCTTCGTCAATCTGTGCTGTTGTTGACTTAGTTGATGGAATACCTTGGTTAAGTGCTCTCCAGTAAACACCGGGTAAACCTGTTCTAATAACTACACGTTCTCCAGTAGGTAAATTACCTTCCTTAAACACGCAATCATCTAGTATTTCGTTGCTTTGTGATAGTAATTCTGCAACGATTGGAACTCTACCGTCTGGGTCAGTTCTTTTTGCCCAATCCGCTAGTGTTAAATTTGAGGTTGAAAGTGTAGCCATTTAATAACTCCTTACTTGTTTTGCTGATTTGAATATAGTGCGTTAGCTATGCCGTTAAAATCTTTAGGAACTTTGCTACCTTGAGCGTTTGCTCCTTGTGAATTACCAACATAACTGTCTTCACTAATTGCCTTACCTGCTCGGTACATAAACCGAATTACTTCGGGGTGATTTCCCAAGCCTGATTCTGACAGCAACTGTTTAAAAGGTTCAGTACCAAAGGCATTAAGGGCGGTTTTAGCAGTTTCAAGATTAGTTTCAAAAGTTTCGCCACCAAATTCTTGATCTGATTTTGATTCTTCTGCCCAATCTATCCTTGCTTTTTCTACCTGTTCTGCTTGTCTTGCCTGTATTACAGGTGCGACTTTGTCTAATACCTTTTGTGCAGCGTCTTGTGGCAGGTCAAGTTCTTTAGCGACTTCACCGAATGCAGTTAAGACTTCGGGGTCGAGTACTTCTGGTGCGTCAGCCACCTTGTCGTTAAACTCGTATTTCTCAGGAGCACCTTCTTTAGTGGTTTCCTGTTCGCTAGTTTCACTTTCAGTAGAGGATTCATCCGAATCTTGCTGATCTGCTACATTTTCAGCTTGTTGCTGTGTGTCTTCAGTATTAGTTGCTTCTGCCGATTGCTCGGTTTTTGCTTCTTCTACTGGTTGCTGTGTGCTGCCTTCATTGGTTTGGTCGGCTTCCGTCATCAGCGTTTCTGACATTTTTTTGCTCCTTAATCATTGTCGGGTATAACTCTGGGCAGAGAGTGTGAATCAAGTTTAGTATTTGCAAACCATAGTTTCTGTTACCTTCGCTAAATGACATTGCCATTGCGTTAGTGTTGAACGATGATCGGAAAACACCTGCTCGCTCCAGAAGTCTCCAGATTAATCTGCGACCCCTCTTGCTGCTCATGAGCCATTTAATATCCGACTCTTCATTTTGGCGGTCAATTCTTTCCTCAGACTTTTTATTGTCTTTGGTTTTTTGTTGACCTTTTAAATCGAGAGGATTGTATTCACTCATGCTCTAATATATCTAGTCATAACTGTGTTACGGTCACACCTAACCATACAGTTTCTTGACTTTCTCTTCGTCAGACGTACCTGCGTCAGCCTTTATTACTGAGTAATGGTAACCACCATAATCATTAT